AGCGATAAGGCTGCTAAGATCGTTACTTCTAACGGGCAGCACACAATTCAGGGCTTTAAATTACCTCTTGACAGTGAGATCATTCTTGAAAAGGCCGCTGCCTACGGTCACGCAACGACAGGTCAGGAAGACTTCAGAGCTATCTCACCTGTCCATGCCGAACTCGACGATCGCTTCCTACATCTCCAGCAGGGGAAAGCATTAACCGAGACACAGGTACGCTTCCTACGAGTTATGTCTTCGCAGCTCGATGACGAAGCTTTTGAGATCATGCGTCGTGACGGGAAGCTTCGGATCAGTACTCATACTTCTGCCAGAAGTAATGCCAGAGCGCATGTAGTACCTTATAACTCCAGGGGGATTAATTCCTCGGGAATTGAACGGATCCGAGTAGACGGTACACCTATAGAGTCAATTACGGATGCAACAAGTCCGGTCAAGGCCAAATTGAGTCTGCGTAAGGACTATACTGAAGATGCCTCCTCGAGCTTTCTACATGAGATTGGTCATATTATGAGCTTCCACCTAGCTCATAAAAATCCCGAATTCTGGAAAACAATTCAGGAAAGATATGTTAAACTTATTAAGGCTGGGGGTGAGCGAGGTACAGTTAAGCGATCGGGTAAATATGTAGAAAGTCCCGAGTCTCTCTCACAATTGCTCAACGACACGGCTCTGCCCGGAAGTGAGGGGGGAGGGCCATACTTTTCTTCAAGCACTCAGGAATGGTTTGCTGAGACTTTCTCACAGTGGATGCTCGGAACGAGAGTACCGGACTCAAGTATGGAGCTGGCTCTTGGATCCGCTAAGAACGGCTTTGAAGCTTGGCGTAATATGATTGAGGAAATCGGACGCTTTAAGCCAGGTGGGTTTAGGGACGCGTTTGCTAAGGGTACAATCAATTACGACAAAAGGGTCGCTATTCTCGCTAACGCTGATTTTGACAGTTTAGATCTCGTTGACCTGTTCCCTGGAACTCTTAAGAGTGACGTGGAACAATACTTAGCACACCCTCGTAGCACTCGTGGCAATCTTATGAAGGAGCTTCTACAGCCCGAATGGACACGAGAGGGAAGATTACGAATCAGTGAAACTTCTACCAATAAGCAGATTGTTCAACAGCTTAAGGATTTAGGAGTGGAGGAACGATTCGTTGACAAAGAAATTTTTGATGCCTTCCAGCGTATAACGAAGGTTAACAATTATACGCCTGACGGCGACACCTTTATGGGTAAGTTTATCAACGTCTCGGATCAGATTCACGGTCTGTACAGAACCGCTTTTACACAGTACTTCCCTGCCTTCCATGCACGGAACTGGATCTCCAACGTATTCCTCAATACTATGGCGGGTGTCGTCAGTCCCCTACACTACTTCAACGCCCTGAGAGAAATGCGTGAAATGACACCTGAGCGAGTAATTTACCTCTCAGGCATGGGTGTGCTCGACGAAGGTAAATTGCGTGAGACCTTTGATATTCTCGCGTCATCGAGGGGTGGTATTAAGGAGGGTCTTAAGACATTCTTCAGTCACCCTGTTACTACCCTCGGTCATCCGGATCAGGCCATTAGGGTAGGTAAGCAAATTAGTGATGGAACAAGAAAGTTTGGCCAGATGGTAGAGAACCATACTCGCTATGCACACTTTCTTGCTATGAAGTCTAAGGGTCTTTCGGATGTTGAAGCAGCTGATTCGGTAGCAAAGTTCCTCTTTGACTACTCGGATCTCACAGCCTTTGAACGAGCCGTTCCACGCAGGGCGATGCTCTTCTATACGTTCACGAGAAAGAATCTCCCTCTTATGATGGAGACATCGTTTAAGAATCCTCGTTTCATGGCTACATATGCTCGTGTGACAGGACAAACTAATGAGAACATAGTTTCACCTGCATGGCTTCCGGGTTCCTTCTTCCTCGGTGAGGACGAGAAGGGTAGAACCATCCGAGCCAATTTTGGCCTGCCACCTGAGGATCTCGCTCGCTTTGATCCACACGGTAAAGGACTGGCTCGTATCGCGGAATTGATGATTAGTAACCTCGTTCCCGCTATTAAGGAACCGTTCCAATTTATATCTGGAAGAGATCTTTTCCTCGGTCGTCCCCTTGAAGGCGGTCTCGGTGCACGTCTCGCAGCCGCGGCTCCGACGGCACGAGCCACCTCATCGGGATCACGTTTCCTCGAGGCGGCCGGTGGTGAGACGGAGAGGACTCTTGGTGGGGAGGCCTTCCGTTTTGCCACAGGTATTAACGTGAGGGCGATTGATACGGCTCGACAAGAGAAGATCAACGGTATCGAGATTATCCGTAACAGGCTGGACGAGCTGGTACGCAAGGGTAAGGGTCGTAAGTTTGAGATCGTTGGTCAGCGTAAGGGTGGGGATATTCCCGAGATACGGCAGCTCAATCAGATGCAATCACGTCTTCAATCCGAGCTTAAGAAGCTCGAAGAATCCTCACGATAGATTCTGGTGCGGATGGCCCCTCGCACTTAGAAGTCCCCGTAAGGCTGTCACGCCTTACGGGGATTTTTTACTTCAAACGTCCCTCTGACCTTACAAAGGCCACGTTCTTTTTTCTGCTACTGTAATCAGGTTTGTCCACTACGGTAAGATTACCCACGGTAAGCTCGCCTGTTCCACCGTACTTACCCTTGGGAAAAACACCCACCGGAAGGTGTCTCAGGAAAACATCCTTACTCCAGTGAAGCTTTTCACTCCCGTCGAGGTAACCACAGAAAACATTGTAGAGCGTTTTAGCTGCAATAACTGTGCCGGGTGTTTCGATGCAATGCTCGGCAACAAACTCCTCTGCCTTGTTTCTGTTGGTATCCTGAATCTCCTCCTTGAGATCGCTGTTAATAACGGGCAGTCTCAGGCGGCTAGGAGAGTCAGGTATCTCCAGATTCATAACCGTATGTAAAAAGTATGCTGCCTCATCCAGGAGTCTGTTGATAAATGCTGGCTTAGGTATCTCTGCTCCTTCGAAGGGAGAGACGTATATGACAGTGATTCTTGTGTCGCCGGGGAGGACGGGACAATAACTCGGGTCATTGGCAACTTGGATCCAGTGTGTAGTGTTTGGTACTGTGTAAGCATTCTTCCGCATCTCCCTAATAAGAAGGTTTCTACTTGTGACATAATCCTTGATTCGGTCATAAGCTCTAGAGCTCTTGCTTACATCGACCTCTTCAATAGCACAGAGAACGGCTCCCACTAGCTCACCATTAAATCCCTCGGCAGAAGTGAGTGTCTTATCTGCACGGCAATACCCCAATCCGTCTTTGAAGAGGAGACTGAGTGCTTCGTGCAATAAGGACTTTCCGGTATTCTGGTTTCCGTATACGAAAATATATGGTAGGGGCTCGTGCGGGTATCGGAAGAGCGAAGCAACCAAGCAGCGTAAGTAGTCACCTCCTGTAAGTAGTCCATTATTTTGACACCATGAGTCAAGAACGAGATTCCGTCCAACGTGATTTAAAAGTAAATCCCAGGTAGGGTGTCGTCCTAGTTTAGGTTCGTAAGCAAGCTGGGCAGACTTTTTGTTCCACGTCCGGTCGCCGGGATATTCTTTCTCGAAGGGAATACTAACAATATCCCAATGGTCCTGAACAGCTTGTCCTAGAACGATAGGGATTTCGCTTCGTTGATAACCACAGGAAATGAGTACATCCTTGATATCATCTTTTGCTTTTGGTATCCAGTCGCCCCTTGACTTAACACACCACCCGCTATTAACTCCGTCCACAACGTGCCGGACAATTCCGTCTGGTGGATCAACTTCAACTGTTTCTGTTGTAGTTTCAATTACCTTCTCCCATGTAGGTCCGCGTGCTGCATACCAGTCGGGTGGCGGTTGATCTGTCTCCTCTCTCGGCATACTAAGAATGAGCTCGCCATCCGTTTTGCCGGGTGCAATAGTGACTTCCCTGTCTTGATATGCGTCCGGTATATGAGTCGATTCACCGAGACTCTTAAGAGCCAGAGATGCTTCAGATCCCTTCTTAAAGATGAAGCTTCCCTTCTTGGTTTTCAGTCCTCCGCTGAGCTTACAGCTACTAGAAAGAGTAGGCAAACAGTTATAAAGACAAGTAGTCCACCCTGAAGGAGAGGTTGTCCAATACTTATGTTCTTTAACTCCTGAGCTGTAGCGAAAAGCACGCCACTTGCCGCCCCTAAGAGGAAACATAAAACAGTTGTGATCGTTCGGTTTGTCTTTACCCGTCGCATCTGTATAAAATACTCCCCGGAGTCCCAGCTCCGTGTGTGCCTTAATTAGGTCGCTTGTGTGGCAGACGAGCATACTGTTGTCCTCATCCCACCACCACTGAAAATTATGTCGCCCAAACCAGAAGAGAAGCTTCTGATGTTCGGCATCAAGCTTTGCTTTCTTAGTACGACTTACAAGATCCTCTTTTGATTCGTCCACAAATCTTCTGTATCCAGAGGATCGCTTCTCCTTGATGTAGTCCCGCCAGTTAGCAGGGACAGAAGAAAGTGGATTCTTTGAATTAGAGATAACTTGAAAGCTTCTCTTGGTGGCCGAGGCTTCCGAGTGCCAGATCCACAGGACTCCTCCGCAGGTGTCGACCTTGGACTTGAAGTCAAACTTGAGGAGGGAGGCAAGGTTTGAAAGGATGGCCCTCGCGAGGCCGGCATGTTCTGCATGGTTGGCAGTGGGAATCGCTGGTTCAAGTCGTACATAGAGGTGGAATCCTTTACCGGATTTGGAGCGTCTAAGTTCACACCAGGGGATTCCTCTAACTCTGTCACGGAGATCGTCCAGTTCGAAATCCGTAAGTCCCTTGGCATGATTAGTGATGCTATCAAAGTCGAATCCCACCCATTCGCTGATACCTTCCTGCCAATTCCATCCGGTGCATCCAATAGACTCAACGTGATCGGAGAGTTCAAACTCAAGGAGTGAATCTCTATAGTGTGGATCTCCTTCTTTTCCCGCTGCGTTAAAAGGTATTCTGAAACTTGACCACTCGTCATGACCGTCGGTCCAGACAGGGGATCGTCCTTTGTCTCTTTCAACACGATCTTTACCTGCTTTGACATTTACTTGTACCTCCATGCATGGCCTGTAGATATCAATCTTACAGGGCTGTGTGTTGAGAAACTCCGTGATAGCCTGGGTCTTAGAAATCAATTAAAGGTTCCTTAACTTCAGTAGCGACTTTCCACTCCGATGGCCACCGGAAGTGTAGGGCGTCAATAGGCTCAGACGATCTTGCTTTGATCCATGCTTCAATCTTGTTTCTTGAGCCTCTTGAATCCATCGGTGCGTAGTTGTAGAGAAACTCAGCGTAGTGGTGAAGGATGCAGATATTGGTGTCGTCGGCCTGCCAGACGGCTTCGAGCAGGCTGTCCTCAAATACGGCGGTAAGAAACCCTCCTAGCGAAACCCCTCGAGTGAGATAGAGGATTATCCCGCCCCTCATATATTCAGGGATCCGGTTAGCGTTCGGTCGTTCTGTCATCGTTAATCTCCTTAAAAGTTATTCTTAACTTTCTGAAAGGCCTCACAGTAATCAGCGACAGGGCACACCTGACCCCACATGAAACACTTACGCTTGTCTGGTAACGCACCCTGTGTCTGCCCTACGATAGCACGATTCCAGAATCCTACGAGTGCCTTCCAAAGCTTCTCTTGGAATGGTGCTCGCACCATTGTCCTGTACTGTGAGAAGGTAATCTTATCTCCCCTCACTGTTACCAGCTCAATTGCAACGGGAATATCCCGGAAGGGCAAGAGCCCTACATGAGCCCAGGTATACATACTAAGCTGCCT